ACCGATACCGGCGTTTTGTCGCTCTACGTTTCTGGCGCGCTCGTCAGCATGACTGTGACGTCTGCTATGACCCTTGCGCAGTTGGCCGCCGGCTTGGTGGCGGCAATCGCGGCGAAGCCGGATTTGCCCGTGACAGCTGCAGTGGATGGGACAACAGCATCGAAGGTGAATCTAACCGCCAAAAACAAAGGCGCTGCCGCTGGCGACATCGATCTGCAGTTGAACTATGGTGGCACGGCTGCGGGCCAATCGACGCCGACTGGCCTCGCGGTCACCATCACGGCAATGAGCGGCGGTGTGTTGAATCCCGGATTGACCGCGGCGCTGGCCAACTTGGGCGACATGGAGTTCGATTTCATTGCGTTGCCCTACACCGACAGTATCTCGCTGGATGCCGTCAAGGCATTCTTGAGCACAAAGACCGGTCGTTGGTCATGGTCGAAGGGGTTGTATGGTCATGCGTTTGCCGCTTATCGCGGCTCGCTGGCGCAATGCACGACCTTTGGCCTGACCCGCAATGATGAGCACGTTTCCGTAATGGGATTCAATGGCTCCCCGAGTCCGGCGTATATCTGGGCGGCCGATCTGGCTGCAACGGTCGCCGTTTCGTCGCGCGCGGACTGTGCTCGTCCGGTCCAGACTCTAGCGATGTCGACCGTGCTGGCACCGCCGGTGGCTCAACGATTCTCGATCAGTGACCGCAACGTGTTGCTGTGGGATGGCATTTCCACATTCAACGTGGCCTCCGATGGCACCGTCCTGCTGGAAAACGTCATCACGACGTACCGGGTGAATTCATACAACGTGGCCGATGACAGCATGCTGGAGGTGGAGGCTATGTTCAACATCGCTTACATCCTGCGCCAGCTCAAGGCTGATGTGACCAGCAAGTTCTCTCGGATGAAGCTGGTCAGCGATGCAACCCGCGTCAGTGCCGGCAGCAATACAGTCAACCCAAAAACCATCAAGTCGGCCCAGATCGCTAAGTACAAAGAACTTGAATCGAATGGCTTTGCGCAGAACAGCGCGAAGTTTGCCCAGGGGTTGGTCGTTCAGCAAAACACCAGCAATCCAAACCGCATCGATGTCCTTTACCCGGCAATCCTGATGAATCAGCTTCGCGTCTTCGCGCTGCTGCTCCAGTGGACCTATCAATAACTCAACGGCCTCCTTGTGGGGCCGTTTTCTTTTATCTGGAGCAATAAATGAATCTACTTGCCGGATCTTCTTCGCTGTCGGTCAACGGCGTCACCTATCAACTTGAAGGGAGTTTGAAATACAGCCCGTCGACAGTGAAGCGTGAAACGCTCATGGGGCCTGATGGTCTGCATGGCTTCAAGGAAACGCCGGTAGCCGGTTACATGGCGTTTTCTTTGCGCGATGCCGGAAGCCTCACCGTCGCTGATTTCAATGCGATGCGTGACGCTCTGGTCGTGGCGCAACTGGCCAATGGGAAAACCATCATTGGTAATAACGTCGGCGCGGTTGACATTCAAGAAGTCGACACAACTGATGCCAAATTCGACGTTCGCTTTGAAGGCAATGTCACTGAACAGACTGCGAGCTGAGCATGAGCGATCAAGAACAAACAGTTATTACGCTGAAAAAGCCGTTGGTGTTAGGTGAAATCACTCATCACACAATCACCGTGCGAGAGCCAACGATTGATGAGGTCGATCAAGCGACAAAGCAGACTACGAAACTGGCCGTCGCAATCGCGTTGCTGGCCACTGTGTCCGGTATTCCAACAGCAATGATCCGGAAACTGCCTTCGTCCGAATTTGCGCGGGCCACCCAGGCCATGTCGGCTTTTATGCCGGACTCCCCGGAAACTGGCGGCAACTTGCCGCAGACCTGACGTATTTTTTCAGGTGGGGGCCGGATGATGTGGGCCGCATGCATGTCAGCCGGTTTCTGTATTGGCTTGAAGAGTCGAATCGGATAAAGCAAAGCCTTAAAAATGGCCAATAATTTTCAGATCACGATCAGTGCGATCGACAAGACCACGGAGGTAGTGCGCAAGATCAATGCGCAGGTCGACAAGATGATGGCACCGTTCGACCGGCTGAGTAAGTCGGTCAATAGCCTTGGCAAGGAAGCTGGTGCAAATCGGCTTGCGAAAGGTTTGACCAGTGTTGGTGAGAGCGCAGCTGCTGCCGGCGATAAGATCCGTGGAATCGTGGCACCGTTGATGGCGGTGATTGGCGTCGGCTCTATTGCTGGCGTGACAGCATTGGCAATGGGGTTGGGCCGTGTACAGGTGGCACTGTCAAACCAGGCAACATCAATCGGCATGTCGACGCAAGAGCTGCAGAAGTGGCAGGGTGCGGCGAAACTCGCGGGATTGTCGTCTGAGGATATGACAGGGGCGCTCTCGAATGTAGGCGAGAAGCTGGATAATGCATTCCGCACACCGGAGACACTGCGTGACATGAATACCATTGGTATTCAAATGCATCGCCTGGAAAATGGCTCCATCAATACAGCCCGGGCGCTTGAGGATATTGCCGAAGCGATGGAAAAGCAAGGCAATGTCGAAACCAAGAAGCGGATTGCTGATGCCTTTGGGCTCTCGGCAATTTTCCCTTTACTTGTCAAGGGTAAGGCTGCAGTACGGGATTTCTACAAGGAGTCGGAGCGGACGACCAAGATATTTACTCCTGCGGAAATCGAGCAAGGCTTGCGATATCAGCAGCAGGTGCAATCCGTTGAGCGTTCGTTTGATAGCCTGAAGAATTCGCTTGGCGTGGCCGTGCTGCCAGCATTCGAGCGTGTGATTGGTGCCGTTGGCCGACTTGTTGAGAAATATGGTGATGTGATCAGCTCGAAGGTGGCTGAATATGCCGAACGCCTTGCAAACTGGATAGATCGGACAGACTGGGCGAAGGTAGCCACCGATGTCGGGAAAATGGTTGACGAGCTTGGGGGCGTGAAAAAGGTTGCGCTTGTTCTTGCTGCATTGACTTTTGCCACTCCTATAGCCGGGTTAGTGAGCATGGTTGTACAGGCCGGCAAGTTGGCGTTACTGCTGGCCCCTATTTTTGCCAATCCACTCGTATTGGGCGCGATGGCGCTAGTTCATAGCAAAGACCTGAATGAGGGGGAGCAAGACGAGCTTGATCGCCGTCGAGCCGGCTTACCTGGTCAAACAGCAGGTGCTGCCGCATCTCCACTGACATCGCCGGTGACAATTGATCAACGCAAAGCAGCGTTGATTGCCAAAATGCAAGCGGATGGGTATTCCAATGCTCAGATCGCCGGTACTGTCGGTAGTTTGATGCAAGAAAGCGCACTGGATCCGAAGGCGGTTAATTCATCATCTGGAGCTGCGGGCATTGCACAGTGGCTTGGGCCTAGAAAAGCAGAGTTTGAGCGCCAGTATGGCAAGCGTGTTCAGGATTCTTCTTTTGACGAGCAAGTCAATTACATGCTCTGGGAACTCAACAATACCGAGAAGCGCTCCGGGTCTCTGTTGCGCCGCGCCGATACACCTGAAAAGGCGGCTCAGATCCATGCCTGGGAATATGAGCGGCCAGGCGTTGCTGAGGCGAATATCGCAAAGCGGCAAACCAATGCTGCTGGCATATATGCCGCGATAGCAGGCAATGGAGCCACGAAAATTGCAGCAGTACCAGCGGGCGCGTCTAGCGCACCGCAAGCAGGCGCATCTGGCCAAAACAATGCGGCACCGACTCAAATGGCGCAAGCCGGAACAGTTCAGGTTAATGTCAAATTTGAGTCTGCGCCAAAAGGCACAACAACATCGGTAACCAGCACCGGCAACGTGAAGGCCAATGTAACCAGTAGCGTGATGCTAGAGGGGCAAGTGTGAGTACGTTCGATACAGGTACGCTGGTGGGCAGTATTGGCGGCGTGGCTACGGCTGCCCAGAATGCCGCCAGTGGCCTGTCGAGCTTGCTTGGTGGGGCAGAAGATTCTTGGGCGAAATCGCTGCAGCAGGCATCTTATGGAGCCATTAAGTTTGGGGTTATCTCAAGCGGTACCACACTCGGCCGGCGTACCGTTGTGCACGAATATCCAGAACGCGATGACGTCTGGGTCGAAGACATGGGGCGTCGCGGTCGGCGCTTCGCCATCACTGGTTTTTTACTTGAAGACGACCTGATTTATAAGGGCGGTCCAGTCATTGCGCAGCGCAAGGCGCTGGAGGTGGTTCTGGAAAAAAGACTGGACCAGGTACAGCCTGGCCTGACGTTGGTGCATCCGACGTATGGCAAGGTCGATAACGTTTGCTGTATCAATTGCGAGATCACTGAACATGTGGACCATGGGCGGTATTTCGAACTACGGTTCGATTTTATTGTCAGTGGGGCACGCCGGTATCCGTTGTCCGGCACCAGCACCAGCGGCCAGATTGCAGCGGCGGCGGCGAGTGTCAAGGACGCATCGATACTGGATTACGCCAAGAAGGTGATATCGGCGGTCTCTACTGGCGCAGCGGCCGTCAAGCAGGCTATCAGCACGGCGGTGGGCTGGTATCAGACTGCGACGAAGCTGATTCATGATGTTCGCAATTTTGTATCGTCTATATCCACGCTGGCGGGTAATTTCGGCACTTTCTTCGGCGGGGCAAACAAGGGCTACAGCACCGCAAACGCCAATGCATCCTCAAGCGCGACAGTGGCAAGCTTGCTGGCTTCAAATACTGCGGCCAGAACTGCGGTGGCGGCGGCCGGCGCAGCGCTATCTGCTGCAGCAGCGACGCCTGCAGATGGCACAACCCTGGGCGCAGCGGCAACCACGCTGGTGCAGGCCGTCGTTGCCACGGCGGCAGATCCGGCAGATTCGGTCCGCTTACTTTCCAGCCTGGCGCAATATCAGCCGGACGAAGCAACGACAACTTCGACAGTCGGCGTTGCGATGGCAGCCGTGCAGACAGCATCAGGCGCGCTATATCGCAGGACCGCACTGGCAGAGCTGGCAGTCGCCAGTTCAACGTACCAGCCGGCC